TTCAGATTCAGTTGTCTTATTTGCAAAATCTGTTTCTGCTTTTTCTACTCTAGATTTAGATGATTCTAATTTAGATTCTGCCGTTGTTTTTTCAGTTTCTTTTGTTTGATATTCTAAATATAAGGAATATTTTTCTTCCGTCAAGTTTTGTGAATTTGATTCTTCGGCAGACAACTCTGTTTCTTTATTAGATATTTCTGATTCTATGCTAGATTGTTCTGATTCTAAAGTAGTTTTATTGGATTCTAATTCTGCAAGCTCTGCCTCTTGTTTGGCTAATTCATTTTGTTTTTCCGTCAGATTATTTTTTAAAGCATTGCTATCAGCTAATAATTTATCTAACGTTACCTGTTCTTTTTCAAGATTAGATGAGGCTGTAGATAGGCTAGACTGTGCACTATTTTTTTGAGATATCAAAGAAGCTAACGTTGAATTAGCAGAACTTAGAGTGGCAGTCTTGGTGTCATGATTTGATTGTGCTACCGATTTTGCCTGAATATATGATTGCAATGTAGCATTTTCAACATTATATAATGCGGTTGCTGTATCCCTAGCATCTAATTGTTCTTGTGTTGGTGCTGCTCCGTGTGAGAATGTATTTAAATTACAGCTAAATGCTACACCCCAGCCTCCAGTATAGTCACATCCTGCCGTAGTAAATCCTCCAGGAATTGCCCATCCCAGCAAATAACTTCCTGGCCCACCTCCGTTGTACCACCAAATTTCTACATTTAAAGTTTTATTTACACTTACATCATATATAGGAGAATAAGCGCTCCATGTTGTTCCTTGCTCTACCCAATTATTTACTGCAAGGTTTCCGTTCACATACATTCTAAACCCGTCATCTGTATATCCTGCAAACTTAGTAGAAGTCCAGTGTGATGGTACAGTAATTTTTCCAGTAAATTTAACAATAACATCATAGTATCTATCACCACATACTGGAAGATTCATAGAGCCCGAATTCAAAACGCCAGTACATATTACAGAACCAGGCACTGCTATATGCTGTCCATTAACATAGCCATCCCTCAATAGATCATATACAGTATATTGAAGTCCTGTTGATCCAGCATTATTAACTGCATTTTCTGCATTAGTTTTATTTGTAAGAGCGGTAGCAACAACAGTTTCCTGACTGCTAACTGCGTTTGTTGCAGAAGTTAATGCTGACTGTGTAACATTATATTCTGATTGTGCGGTAGAAACAACAGACTGTTGGTTTGTTATTGCGGTAGTCAAAGATGATATAGTTGTATTTAAAGAATCAACTTCTGACTTAATATTATTTACCACTGTAGACTGGCTATTGATTGAACCATTTAAAGCAGATATAGAGGACTCAAGACTTGCTATAGCAGATTTTGTTCCAGATACAAGATCTTGCTTATTTTTGATCTGTTCTATAACCACTACTATTTCAGCCTTTTTAGCATCTAACTTTTCCTTTTCAGATACTAGAGTAGACTTTATTGACTCTATTAAATCAAGCTTTTCTTTTAATTCCGCTTCTTTTTCATTGTATTTTGCTAGGGCTTCTTCAAGAGTTGATTTAGCCTCTTCAAGTTCTGATGTAGATAGATCTAACTCTTCTTTTGATTGTTCAAGCTCTTCTTCTGACTTTGCTAAAAGTTCTTTGTTTTTCTTATCAGTCTCAATAGCAGAATCTAATTGATTTTTTAATTGATTTGATTTATTTATTGCGCCTTGAATATTTGATATGGCCGCTTTAATATCATCTGTTACTGGATCTAAACCAGCGAGTTGGGATTGAATTTGATCTATCTGTGTATTGGCTTCTGCTGCATACATGCCAAAAAGAGAAGTCGTTATTACTAGCCCCGAAACAATTAGTATTCTGAATAACTTACGAATATAGTTCATAAGGGCTACCTAGGTGTAATTATATCATTATTTAATTTTTTGCAATAAAAAAGGGGGCAAGTTTCCCTGCCCCCATTTTATAAGCTAATTACTTTAGCTTTTTAGCAATTGCGTTAATTGTCTTTTGCATTGCAGTAATTTGCTTAACAATCTTTGCTACCTCAAGTGCAAGAGTGTTAACTGCTGTTAGTGCATCCTGTGCAGCTTTAGCAGCCTCTGCAGAAGCAAGAGCAGCCTTGTCAGCGGCTTCCTGAGCAGAAGTTGCAGCCTTAGTTGCATCTACTGCAGCATCTGTTGCAGCCTGTGCTGCAGCAAGTGCCTCATCAGAAGCTTGTCGTGCAGGATTAAATACTGTCGCAGTATCACGAATCACTACACGTCCTGCCTCAACCAGAGAAGTTCCACCAGTGGCAGAAATAACAACATCTCCTTCAGCAGAAGGCATAAATACCTTAAATGTCTTGGTTGCTGTTGTTGTATCTGTAGTTACAGAAACACCAGTAATAACATCACTTGCTGATCCGAATGCATAGGATGTAGAAATTCCACCTGTTGCAAACAGATTTGCAAATGTTTGACCAGTAAGTGCAAGACCTGCAGCATCTGTTACAGAAACAGTAATAACTGCTGCCTCACCTGGGGTATATTGCTTCTTATCAAAGGCAATTACTACCTTAGCAGCAGCACCTTCAACACGAACAGAAGCAGTATCTGCAATAGATCCAGAGTAAACCCCTACCTTTGCATTACCAGTTCTTACACCAGTAAGATTAAACTTTGCTACACCATCAACAATAGTTGCGGATGTTGCAGAGTTGCTGACTACACCAAGCGTATCTGATGTTGCAAGCAATGTTCCACTACCAACGACAACCCCATTAGCATCGTATGCAACTGCTGTAATAGCATCAGCATTTGATCCAACAGTAAGTACTGGCTTTGCAGCAGTAGCAACAATCTTAGCAATGTCGCCAAAGAATGTTACCTTCTCCGTAGCAAGAACAACATTTGAAGCAGATGTGATAGTTACTGTTCCAACTCCAGCAGTACCGTCAGAAAATACACCAATGTAATTTCCTGCTGGTACAACCATTGCACGAACAGATCCCGTCATGGTTGCATGGTTTGATCCATGTCCAAGAAGTCCAGGACCAGAGACTGTTACTGTAAGAGACTCTGAGGCATTTCCACCTGCAACGTTCTTTTGAGTTACAACAATAACTGCTGCTGCATCAGAAGATACTGTCTTTGAAGCAAAGACTGTAGCATCTGCAGTTGCAGAAATTGTCTCACCCTTATTAATAATAGATGTAGATGTTGTTGCAGAAGCCTTTAGGTCTAATGCATTTACTGTCACAGTCCAGACCAACGGTGATGCCGTAATGCGACCACCAGAGCTCTTTAATACTGGATACAAATTTACAACATATGTTCCTGCAGCAGATGGTGCAACAAGTGCAACATTGAGCTTAGCAGTAATTTGTGCTGCTGCATTAACTGTTGAGCTAATATCAGCAGATGTGTTCCCCCCACCAAGAGTAACAACTGAACTGGATGTTTCTGCTACAGAAAGAACAGCAGACTTACCAGCACCTGTTGGTTGACTTGATACAAGGGAGAGAACAGAAACGGTATCGCCAGAATTTTCTGCAATAAAGGTGAGAGTTACAACTGCTGTTGCGGTCTCGCCTGCCGAAATCGTATCTGCAACTGCATCAATAGCAAAGCTATCAGCAAGAACTGCAGAGTTAGATGGAATCGCAGAAAATGTGCCAAATGTCAAGGCTGCAGCCAAGATCATAGCAATCTTCTTCAATGAATTCATTTTTCTCCTTGTTTATATTAGTTTATATTCGTCTAGAAAGTCCATAACGTCGTCAGGAATTTCCTTGTCCAATTCTACCATACCCTTATTTTGTTCTGCAAGTCGGGAGGCAGAAGACCATGTATGGACTTCTATTTCTATGTTAGAGTCTCTACTTGTATGCGATATAGCTCCAAATACCGCTCCGCATACAGCATCTGCTAAGTCCTTAGATTTCTTTCTAGGGTGATCTACTCTTTTGCCATTATCTGTTATCTTTAGTTCAGACATTTCTTCTAATAGAATTGGCAGCATTGGCATTGCAACACGCTCTTCGTATATCATCATAGCAAGATCTTCGTAGTGTTTTTTAGCTACCGAAACAGTATCAGTTCTCATGCCTACTGCTTTTAATTCTTGTTGTATATCAAATGATTGCCATCGGTCAAATGTAACCATTCCAACATTAAAACCTTCTCTACGAAGATTCATAATCCATTTTTTAACTTCTGATAAATCAACTGGGCCTTCTATCTTAGGTTCCCACCAAGCTACAGCATCAACAACAACTACAGGAGCTACCTGTTCGTAATCTTTTATTACTTGAATGTTTACCCATCGTTCAACATGTGCAATAGCAACAGCGCACTTGTCATGTTTTTGAGCAAGGTCAGCATGAATATAATATGTTTTATCTGGATCTGGCTTAAAGTTTGAATCAAAACGTCTGTGATTATCCAATGGATTTCTAAGCGTCATACACTTTTCCAACTTATCTCTTTGCTTAAAGAATGCATCAGAAGAGTATGTTGGAGTACAAAGGAATCTCATCATTGCATCTCCAGGATCTGTCAAAAATGCAATCTTAAAATCATCAATCTTTCTAGTAGGATTTACTTCCCATGTTGGACGTTTTAGTGCAAACATTCTAGGATATTTGTATGATTTTATATGATCTTCTTCCCAAACAATTTCAAATTCATTGTCTGGTCCTTCTGGCAACTCTTCATTAATAACAAACTTATATCTACGTTCAAGAGTGTCTTTGTCCATAATAACATCTTCATACCGCTTTGAAATAAAGTCACCTTGATATCGGGGAAATGAAAGAAGAACTACTTTGCCTAAATCAGGAAAACGAGAATCTACAGTACCACGAAATGCTTTATAAATATTGTCAGCAGTTTTTCCTTGATCATTGCCAGTTCCAACCTCAGTAGCAAATCCAGATATTTCATCAAGTACTGCCATAAATAAATTTAGACCTTCATGTGACTCACGTTCTGAATGACCTGAATAAACAGTTATTGATTTATTAAAAGTAATTGAGTTTACTTTAGGATCATATTTTCCAGCAAACCACGGTGACTTTTCAATTTTATTTCTAAAACCTTTGAAGAAAACATTCTTTGCTTGTTCAGCGTTAATAGCGACATTGATAATGTCTATGGCATCTCCTGGTGGCTTTCCGAAATATCTGGCAGGATCTTTAAGACATAATAGTTTATACACAACATAAGCACAAGCAACGGTAGAAGTATGGTCTTTACCACTACCCTTGCCAAGTTGAAGGATGATTTCATTTTTAGTATATTTGTCATAATGTCTTGCTCCTGCTTCTGTTCCCATCAGAATTTGTAGCTCAGGCTTACGATATATTTGGCTCATGGCCTCAACTATTTCATACTGTATTTTAGATAGGGGTGGTTGTCCCAAATATTCTGAAGACTCAACAAATGTTACTACATCTACTGGCTTTTCTTCAAAATGATTATCTTCTAGCGCTTCAAGAAAATCATTGAACATCGTGGACAACTGTAATCACTTCACCTTCTCTGGCAATACTTGACAGCCTTTGCATAATAAGATCTCTAACCTCTGGATGTGATGATGCAATGTCTTTTAGGATATTAACCAATACCTCTTGTCTTTTTTCTATCTCAACCATCTCTTCTGCTAGTTCTTTATTTTCTAATAAGCCTGCCTTTTGTAACATATCAATACGCTTAGATTCAATATCCATTACAAGTTTAATACCAGCAGTTTTTGCATTTAGATTTGCTGTAGTTGTAGCATCCTCAATAACTTCATATGCTTTGGTAATAAGCTTATTGTAATGTGCATCTGCTCCAGCTAATGCCTCTTTAGCTCTAGCACGAATTGCACTATTATCTGAAGCCATACGCTTCCACTCATCAAGATGGGCAACAACACGAGTCCTCGGCATACCCAAATCTTTAGAGATTCTGGTAGCATCATTACCTTTTAAATATTCTTCTACAACACGGTTTACTTCATCAAGATGATTAATAAGTTCTACCTCAGTGTTTGTCATAAATTCCCTCTAATCTTTTAATTTCATCTTGTATATAAAAGATTGCCTTTTTAAGATCTTCTATTTGCGTATCTTCATTTTTTAGACCTGCTCTCCAAAGATACTTAAATGCATTGCCAACATTAAAATTACGATGACGAGTAATTTGAATACACTCAACACCAGACGGATCTGAAGTATAGTGAGTAGGATGATTTACCTGATCAACGGTAATATTAAACTTTTCTGTCATCTTTTTGATTTCCTTAATCCAAATTTAGCAAGGTAAACGTATATTGTTTCTAGGCTTGCCCCACACTCTTTCGCTATCTCTTGTGGAGTCTTTTTATCCATAACATATCGTTTACGAAGCCAGGATTCATTTGTATATAGTTTAGCAGCCATATCTAATCCTTGTCAAACTTAATAGCTTTTTCCCAATTATGTATTGCCCAATGACCTATGCCACAGGCATCTGCAACATCGTTATCATCTATTTTTTTATCATAGATAATATCAATAAGTTTTGAAGTTCTTTCTTTTCTAATATTTCTTTCATAAGATTTATACCAAGAATCAGATTTTCCTGGGTTTGCAGACCTTATTGATATCTGCTCTTCTTTTGTAAGTCTTTTATTTCCCAGATAGTTTTGCCATGTAATTGGGGATACTCTGCCTATTTGATTTATTCCAGTCAATCCAATACCGCCAATAATTGCACCTTGTACCATTGCAAGATCTGCTGCAGTTTTGGGGGAATTCATAAACACCGTATGCTCAATAACTACTGCATCTATATTATATAATCTAAAAAATGCCCTAGTTTTTGCAGTAGCATCAATAATTTTTTCATATATGTTATGTCCAAAAAATGCTACCTTGCCAGTTGTTGATAGCTTGTCATCAGCAAAAATAGCAAAAGCAATTGTATTTGTACTAGCATCAATAGCACAAATATTTTTAGGTTTAATCTTGTTCATAATCAAAATATCCTTTAATTTGCTTTAGCATTTTATTAACTTCTTTTTGTACAACATTACAGTTTGAGCAGAATCCTTCATCATTATATATTGATAAATTAACTCCGCACCCTCCAAGACATTTTCTTACTTTGCCTTTTCTTTTTAATCTTTTTGTTACTTGGTATCTCTCTGCAATTTTTTCTTTGGTTGCAATATCTCTACATTCATCTGAACAGTAAACCTGATAGCTTACCTTAGGACGAAAATATGTTTCACAATCAAATCTATTACAGAGTTTCACTCAATTCCTCCAAGGAAGCAATCTTAATTACTCCAGTGCCTGCTTCAACACATGCTTCTCTTACTGGGCAACCTTTACAAATCTTAGAGTTATTGCGATAATTTTTTATTGGAAGTTGCTGATCTTTCCAAGCTTGTCTAACTTCTCGCATCCAACTAAAAGCATTTTCAATCCATTGTTTATATCCATCATTTACTTCAACTGGAATAACCATAAGGTCATGTGTGTTTTTATTTTCATATATCAAAACACCCTTTGCCTTTTTTAATACCTTCATATATATTAATAGCTGTATTAAGTGTCCTGTCTTTGGTTTATTTGTTTTCTTACGATACTCATAGGCTTCACTCATCATTGTTTTAATTTCACCAACGATTTCTTCGCCTTCCCAATTAATCATGGCATCGCCATAACCAAAGATTGGCGGATCATCAGATATTACCTTAAACTCTGTTGTCTTTTCATTTTTATCATTGATATATTCTTTTGCAACTCCAGCATCCAGCATTGCTTGTTGAATTCTGTCATGAGACATAGTTCCAGATTGCATATTTGCTGCACCATAAGCGTCTGTATCATCTTGAAACACTGCCCCATTAAAAGCAATATACCAGTATCTTGGGCATTCTCC